ACATAGAATACAAAGCAACTTCTAAAGACGGACAAGTATTTAAAACGAAAGGATGGAGAGATGATAAAGTGGGCATTAACCAAAGACAACTTACCTCAGCTTATAGAGAAGCTAAAAAATCTTGACTTTACTAAACGCTGGCGTGTAACAGTAACAGACGCTAAACTTAACCGTAGCCTAGAACAAAACGAAAGATTATGGGAATTGTATACAAGCATAGGTCAGCATCTTGGTATTGAGAAAGACAAGATACATGAACTTATGGGATATAAGTTTTTACGATACCAAACAGAAATTGCAGGTATGCCTGTAGAACTTATAAAATCAAGCACCAAACTAACCACAAGTGAGATGACAGAATACCAGCAACAGATAGAGGTATGGGGTCAGACCATGGGTTGGGGTTGGGATTACTAGTGATAGCAGTTTTATTTGCTAGAGACGATAGTCGTTATAAAGAACTTGAAGGTTATGATGTATATGACATTCATAGAGATGCTAGAAACTATTGTAAAAACTATCCTGTGATAGCACATCCACCATGTAGAGCATGGGGTATGTTATCTCATATGGCAAACCCTAGACCAGATGAAAAACAATTAGCATATTTTGCTTTAGCACAGGTAAGACTTAACGGTGGAATATTAGAACATCCTGCCGGTAGTCGCTTATGGAAAGAAGCACCATTGCCATTAGGTGATAATGTAGATGAGTTTGGTGGGTTTACTATTGAGATTGACCAATTTGACTTTGGTCATGTTGCACACAAAAATACTAAACTTTATATTTGTGGAATAGATAAAGCTAAATTACCACCTATGCCACCTAAAAATTTATCTTCAACTAATAGGTCAATATGTGGCAATGTAAAAGGAACAAAACGCTGCACTCAATATCAACGAGAATATACACCAGATGATTTAATTAACTGGATGACAAAGGTCTGTAATGAACTATCGTAACCCTAAACTACTTAAACTAGCAGATGGTGCACCATGTATGATGTGTTCTATGCAAGATGGAACTGTAGTATCTGCACACTCTAACCAACTACGTGATGGTAAAGGAACAGGTATAAAGGGACATGATTACCGTATAGCTTTCTTATGCCACCAATGCCACCACATGATAGATAATGATAAGATGTTAGATAAACATGATAGAATAGCAGCATGGGAAGAAGCACACCGTAAAACTATAGGCTGGTTATTTACAAATGACCATATACAAATAAAATGAACAAAATAGAATTTGGAGATTGTAGAGAGATAATGTCACGATGGAAAGATGAAGGCGTTAAAGTGCAAACTTGCGTAACTTCTCCACCTTATTTTGGTTTACGTGATTATGGAGTTGATGGTCAAATTGGTTTAGAGCAAACAGTTGGGGAATATGTTGCTAACATGGTAGATGTATTTAGGCATGTATGGCATATACTTGAAGATGATGGAACTGTTTGGCTTAATCTTGGTGATAGTTATTACAATTATAGACCGGGCAAAGGTCAGGCATTAAACAAACAAACAGTATCCAATACCAATCAAGATTTGCCTACTACTTGTGCAAGACGTGGAAACAAACAAGAAGGATTAAAGGAAAAAGATTTAATTGGAATACCATGGAGAGTTGCATTTGCATTACAAGATTTTGGATGGACATTAAGACAAGATATTATTTGGCATAAACCAAACCCAATGCCTGAGTCTGTTCGTGATAGATGCACAAAAGCACATGAGTATATATTTTTGCTTACTAAAAATCCTAAATATTATTTTAATAATGATGCAATAAGAACTCCGCATAAAAGACTTTGGGATGAGTCTAATGGTGGAAATATGTCAACCAAAGGTGGACATAAAAAACACAATGAAATTGAAACAAAAGATAGTAATAGAAAAAGTTATCCAATGCCTAATGAATTAGGGGCAAATAAAAGAAGTGTTTGGACTGTAAATGTTAAACCTTACAAAGGTGCTCATTTTGCAACTTTTCCTAAAGAATTGATTGAGCCTTGTGTATTAGCTGGAAGTAAAGAAGGTGATATTGTATTTGACCCATTTATGGGAAGTGGCACAACTGCACAAGTAGCATTACAACATGGTAGACAATATTTAGGTTGTGAATTAAACAAAGAATATGAGAAACTACAACAAGAAAGGATAAATAATGGGTAAAGGTTCTGGCAGAAGACCATTGTTAATTTCTGAACAAGAAGCACAAGATAACTGGGACAAAATATTTAAAAAGGAAAAGAATAGTCCTGACGTTTCACCACACACTTATGAATACGAACTTAATAAGTCCACCGGTAATGTAGAGAAAAGATTTAAAGAAGGAACATCTAAACCTAACGAAAGTCAATTTGATGGCAATTAGCCCAACGCAGTTAAGTCTTAAAAAATTACGAGAAGAAGGATATACAGTAGCAGTAGTAGAACATTGGAATAGTTTTGCAAGGATAAGACAGGACTTGTTTGGCTTTATAGACCTATTAGCTTTAAAAGGTAAAGAAGTATTAGCGGTACAAACAACGACAGCAGGTAATATGTCAGCTAGAGTAAAGAAGATAGGTGACCATGAAAACGTAGGACATGTTCGTGAAGCTGGTTGGACTATTCATGTACATGGTTGGCATCAAGACGATAAGAAAAAATGGCATTGTAAAATTAAGGATGTATCGTGAATACCAGAGATAAAATACTAGCTTACCTTACAGAGCCTAAAGCTATAAAAGATATAGCAGCACATGTAGATGGCAATTACAATACTATTAAAAACTTGCTTGTGACCATGAAGATGGAAGGTCATATACACGCATTCAAAGATAAAGATAATAGACTTATGCACTATTACATTCCACAGCCACATCCACTACAAGGTATATTTGGACACACAGCAAACTTCACAGAAGACCAAATAAAAGGTGTTATTAGTCATAATGCAGATGATGCTAAACATAACCTTCAACAAAGAACTACACAAGAAACATTTGGGCAAAGCGTAGCTTATACGCTAACACAATATGATTAGTATGGAACGTCTACTGTCCATCCTAGAGGATTGGGCTTTATGGATGAAGTCGGATAATCACCGTTTGGGTTATCCATCTAAATCAATTGGTCTCTCGTCAGGAGGCGAGTCAACTAGCGAGGCATTTGAAGAAATGTGTTCTGCCCAAGATATGTCTAATGTTAGAACCATACACGCTATAGTGCATAGCTTAGAACAAGGACAGCAAGACGCTATCTATGCTAAATACTTAGGTGCTAAACCACCATTAGCCTTTTATTGGCAATTAGATATGGCATACGATAATTTACTGACAATAGCGGAAAGACGAATAAATGCTTAAACTATTGCATGGTGATTGTTTAGAGGTGATGAAAACTATACCTGACGCTAGTATAGATTTAACTATTACAAGTCCGCCTTACAATATGAGAACTAGAGTAAGAAATGGTAAATATACTACAAGAGAAAAGTCAGAACATTTTAGTAAAAAATATGAGCATTTTGATGATGCCTTACCAATTAATGAATTTTATGAATTTCATTTTAAAGTATTAAATGAACTACTAAGAGTATCTAAAATAGTTTGTTACAATTTTCAAATAGTAACAGGAAGTAAAGAAGCATTTTTTAAAATGATTGGTGATTTTAATAAACAGATAAAAGATATTATTATCTGGGATAAAAATACAGGTCAGCCAGCTATGCACTCTAATATACTAAATAGTTGTTATGAATTTATATTAATTATGGAAAACGATAGTATTGCTGGCAGACATATTACAAATGCTAAATTTAAACGTGGAGAAATGAATAATATTTTAAGAATTAAACGTGGTAAAAAAATAGATGGTAGTCATGGAGCTGTTTTCCCTGAAGATTTAGTAAGTCAATTAATGTTAGCATTTTCTAATGAATATAATGTAATATTAGACCCATTTATGGGAACAGGCACTACTGGAGTTGTTGCAAAACAATTAAATAGAGAGTTTATTGGTATAGAATTAACAAAAGAATATTTAGATATAGCAACTGCTAGGATAAACGCATAATGTTGTTGAACAGAAATGGCAAAGTATGCTATAATACTACTTGTTGGACAACTCCTGTCCGTTAATAACGTAATCCCACAAAAGCCTGACTGCACTCTCTCCGTGGTTGGGCTTTTTCTTTTATATGACACTCTTAGTAACAATATGCAGCCAATGCGGTGACCCTTTTGACTCTACCGAGTATCCGCTATGCAATGATTGTAGATATGACCATAGATTTATTAAATTAAGGAAACAACATGAAGTCAGCACCGAAGACAAAAGCAGGCAAGATG